GTCCTAAAATCAATTTTAGTTCCGATGCCTCTACAACTACAGGAGCGGGAGTGGTAGATCCATATATTGTAAAATTAGGTTTAGGTGCGCCTGGTACACTTACATCAATCGTTCGTATATAAATCTTATCAATGGTGTCGACTCTCTGGTCAAAGTACGGTGCTCTTAATCTCCCGGAATACGTACCTCTTAAATAACCGAGATTTTCGTAAAGTCCTAAATTTAAAAATGTGTCGAAAAATAACAGGTCGTTTGCAACAATAGTCTTAATTCCTGTACCTCCACCTCCTGTGCCTATTTCTATCAGTTCAGAAGAGTTCCAAACGTAGTTCGTGCCGTTAAAGGTATATATTACCCCGTTTGATGGAGTAGTCTGAATTCCCCACATTAGGTTAGATCCTGACACATTCATTTTCTTAGTAGCAGGGTCGTATGCGTATTGACCTCCCGCTGTGGCTTGTATAGTTCCGGTAATGGATACAAGAGGTTGACGGGTTACTTTAGTAGCGATTTGAGCAGTTAGTGAAGCATCTGCCTGTAATCTGGAAGATGCTTCGTTTACTATGTTTTGTGCAAGTAATTCATCTTCTGCTAGTCGAGCATTTGATTCATCGGTTAGTGATTCGGGTGAAGCAAACGGAAGATCTCCGAACTCCATATATTGAGGTTCGTCAGAGTTTTCATCTCCGATAAGTATTTTATCTGTCGAAACCCCTATTAATTTTCTAACCATTCCATTCCAGAACCTCATACCTTAATCTCCTATTGCTTTAAATTTGCATTTCTGTTTAAAATTCCGTTGATCTCTTTTTCCTTTTCCAAAGTTCAAAAAATCAATACACTGTTTCAAATATTCGAGCCCGATTTTTTCAGCATCGTTTGAAATACGTATGATTGTTTTTTCGTCAACCGGATCACTGAATTCACCCCGTTTTTGAGTCATTCCAAAGGCGGTTACATTTACATTTTGATTCCTGGCAAAACGAGAATATACTAAATATCCCATCGCTTGTTTTAAGCCCTGTGAGTGTTGGTTATCACTATCAAAGTAACAACCATCCATTAAGTTTACAATTACTTCAGGAAGCGCAACGGGAACTTCAAGCTGACTGTCTTTTATAGCTTTCTCAATTGATAAGAATTGTTTTGCTCCTAATTTTGGAATTAGATAAAGTGTTTCGCATTCTTCAATGTAAGGAATGAGTCTTTTATCATCGTTTACATTTTCAGCGATTGGGCGAACTGCCCGTATGTCTTGTGGTTGAATTATCATGGCATTACAATGTCAACGGGAATTAAATTATTTGCTTCATCTTCCGAAAGTCCAAAAAGAGTCTTTGCAATGGATCTCTTTAAATCACTTGTCAAGGTCTTATCATTGACTAAGAGAATGATTTCTTTCAACTGTTCGGCTCCTAATCGGTCCGCAAGGGTCATTTCTACTTCATAAGAGAGTGGAGTAATAGAATAATTACCGGATGTTGGTTCGAACCAGTGTTGAAATATGGTAGAAAAGACTCTTTCAAGTGCTAAACGCTCATTTTCTACTACAGAATTGTAGTAATCATAGGCATTTTTCATCAAATCAGCCCCAAAATTTGCTCCTACATTCTCAGCTCTTAAGATAGGGGGCTGATTAAATCGCTTTCCTATGTTAGATTGTGAGGTTGAAAGTGTTACAGTAAACTCTTTATCGTAATTTGTACCCTTAAATGAAGTAAAAACGGGTGCCGTTTCTCCCTCTTCGATCTCAACATACATCATTTTACAGGCTGTTTCGTCTCCCTGGAATGATTTTATAGCTAATTCGAATTGAGTTGTCTGATCTTCTCTGTTTTGTCCTGATTCTTCTCTTCTTTCATTCTCTGATTCACTACTACCGTATTCGGTACTTGCTGCTGAATCATTGTTTGATACTGTATTTATAAGCATCCCAGCTGTTAAGAAGTTGTTCCGTGCGTTTCTGTTCGAAACATTGGCAATTCCCTCTTCTGTACTCATGTCTGTTAAGACCGTATCTGATACAGGAAGTGGATAAACCCTTTCACCCTCGTTAGAGAAGTAAAGAATCTGACCTTTATAGTTTTCCCAACCTCCGGCTTGATCAATTTGTGATTGAATTTCTACGGGATCCGGATTAAAGAAGTCAACAAATTGAATATCTTCTTTTCTCCACCTTCTTAAATTTGTGAATCTACGTCCCCAGTCAGGGTGTAATGCTACACGGTTAAATTCGAATGTTTCTAAATCCAACATTTCAAAACGAACCTGTTCAAAAGGTATGTGCTGCAGTTCGCAAATTTTAAAGTTTGCATTCCAATTTACATGGATAGCGAACCCGCCAAACTCTGCATAATCTTTAGAGACCTGGTCAGAAATATAATCATTCGTTTGTCCTAATCGGTTGACAATTTTTTTGTAAAAATCAACGTCCTCAAAACCCTTTCCACTTATGAATTTTGCGTACACATCTACACAGCTTTTTCCGGTACCGGAAGCGTCAACGATTTCCATAACCTGCTGGGGGTAATCGTTACATTCTCCGTACGCCTGAACTTTGTAGGCCCTATCGTTTCGGATCTCGAACCGTCTGTCTCTTTTTAATGTAGTTGCTTTCATGGGAAAAGAAGCGCTCACAATTTATGAACGCTTATTAAGGGTTTAAACAGTTGGGATTGCAGGAGCTTCAGGAACTTCCAAAGTAGGAGAGGTTTCCGTTTTTGTTTCTTCTGTTACAACAGGAACAAAAGGAATCACTTCTTTCAAAGTTTTCGCACGATCGATCAGTTCGGTCAAAAAACGTTGAGTAAGATTTTTACTTCCTACTTTTGCAGTTTCTTTGAACATTTCTTTTATCCTGGTAATAGTAACTTCGTTTTTCAAAAGAACGTGAATCTGAGAAACAAGATTTTCTTCAGCATCAATCTGGTTTTGAATTTCCAAATCTAAAGCGGCCTGATCGGTTTCTGACAGAACCTCTTCACCGTGTATTTGATAAGCATCGATAAGTTCATCAACGTTTTCAGGAAGCGTCTGAAAATATTGTCTACAGTTTGGATTTGTTTTTAAATGATACAAAGATAAATCATCAGTAATGTTGGCATTCGACATGAGTAAATCATTATCGAAGTTTATAACGTCGTGCAAAAGTGCACCGGCAAGTAAAAGAAATTGACATATTATTTTTTCCATTGCAATGTTGATTTTTAATGAAATAAGTTGTATGTAAGCATCAAAGTAACAGTTACTACATCCGCTTACTGATTTGTGAAAAAAAACCTTACTTAATGTTTCAATTTCATTTCGCAAGGTTTCATTATTTTTTAAAAAGGTAATCAGTTCATCCGGTGTGGAGAACTGATTCCTGTTTAATTGTAGAGTCTTTAGCCTTGTAATCATGCGATCAATCCGGCTAACATAGTTTCAGTAGCTGTAATTGAAGTGATAAAGACTGACTTTGGTAGACTAGTTTCTTTAGCTTTCGCTCCTGATCCTAACTTAAGTTCAAAGGCTACTTTATCAGCCATCAGGGTACTTGATTTCATTTCCATGAGTTCAAGACCTGAATCCCATCCGTAAGCCTCGTAAGTAATTTCACCAGCGGTTCCAGTTTCTTTATTTTGCACAATAGCAACAACCCGGGCGAGTTTCAAACTTTCGACAAATGTTTTTGCGGCTTGCGTTTTCGAGAAAACGCGCAACATTAATGATTGATCAAAGTCTGAGTAGTAAGTGCCCTTAACAAGAGCAGTGTCACCATCTACGGAGTTATCAAGAGTTTCAAAAACGTAACCTTTTTTTGTAGCTACCATAATGATAGCTGAGATTACATTTTCTGTTACAGTTGACAAAATACGGTTGATTTCCGCATAAGACAAGAGATATACTTTACTTCCAGTTCCAGGAATGGAAGATTTAGCGCAATTCACGGCAATTAAGCCGGCGGCAATAGTTGAACAATCCATATATTTAATTTTTTAGTTCCTATTCAAAAGAGAATACGACAATCAAGTGTATTCTCTTTTGCTTTCGGAATGGGTTTAGATTGCTAATTCGAATAGGGCTGGGTTCAACAGTTTTGCATCTGCTTTTCCTTGTGCTTCGATTTTTACCTTTCGGGAATCCTTTTGATACCAAACATCGATGTCACCAAAAGACTTGGAAGAGTCAACACCTACAGCGAGTATATCCTTCGTTACATATACAGCACGGTGAGGGTTCAACCATTTAGCACCTGTATTGTACGAAGTACGTATGATCACATCCCAGATAGGAATTGGAAGAATGG